GCAGAAAATGAACAAAGAACGAGAAGAGTCAGAAGCAGACTCCTCCGCTTTGGATAGCGCATATGTTGACGCTAATGAACGGGTGCTAGACCCGTCCCTCTTAGACAAACCGCTACTTGATCGTCTCCCGCAACCTACTGGTTGGCGGGTTTTAGTTATGCCCTATGAAGGGCAGGCTAAGACATCGAGTGGCTTGTACATTCCCGACGAGGTTCGGGAACGTGAGCGCGTTGCTACGGTTGTAGCATACGTGATGAAACTAGGGCCGTTGGCTTATAAGGATCCTGACAAGTTTGGTCCAGATGCCGAGCCGTGGTGCAAGGAAGGCCAGTGGGTATGCATTGGTCGTTATTCTGGTTCCCGTTTCAAGATTGATGGTGGTGAGGTTCGTGTTATCAATGACGACGAAGTTATCGCAACTATTCTTGAGCCGGATGACATCAAACATGTTTAGAGGGTAGGTTATGGCAGACGAAGAAAACAACGTCGAAGAACAAGAGATTGCGATTGAGACGGAAGAGCAGGAGCAGCCGCAAGAAGAAAAGGCGGCGGTTGCCTCTGGTGACGAAGAATTAGATTCGTATAGCAAGGGTGTACAGAGCCGCATTAAAAAGCTCACGGAAAAGTATCGTCAGGAAGAGCGTGACAAGGCGGAAGCTCTCCGCGTGTCGCAACAGCTATTGGCAGAAAACCAGAAGCTAAAGACTCGTATGCAGGCTTTGGATACGGGATATCTTTCTGAGTACGGTACACGTTTGCAGTCACAAACAGAGGCCGCAAAGCGCGTATATAAAGAGGCATATGAGGCTGGTGATACAGATCGTATGTTAGAGGCGCAGCAGGCTCTGTCTAACATTGCGGTAGAGACGCAGCGTTACAACACTGCAAAAGCTCGTGCAGAGCAGCAGGCCAAGGTGCAGGTTCAACGTCAAGAGCAACCTGTGCAACAGCAGCCTGTACAGCAACAACAACCCGTCCAACAACAGCAACAAGTGGATCCTCGCGCACAAGAATGGGCGAGTAAAAACGATTGGTTTGGTCAGGACAAGGTTATGACAGCCGCAGCGTTTGCGCTACACAGTCAACTTACGGAAGAAGAGGGGTTTGACCCACAGACCGATGAGTATTATACTGAGGTGGACAAACGCATTCGTTCGGAATTTCCACATAAGTTCCAAACGGCGAAGAAATCGGGTGGAGGAAGTCAGGTCGCTTCTGCTGGTAACTCCGCATCCCGCAGTAATAAACAGGGGCGCAGGTCGGTCAAGCTGACGCATTCACAAGTAGCGATTGCTAAGAAGCTGGGCGTACCTCTTGAAGAATACGCCAAGTACGTGAAGGAGTAAGAGATGGCTGACAGAAAACCGCGCGAAAGCGCAACACGCGAAACTGAAACGCGCAGAAAACCATGGGCACCGCCCAGTCACCTTGCTGCACCACCCCCACCTGATGGGTATGTGCATCGCTGGATTCGAGTCGCAATGCGCGGCGAAGAAGACAAAATGAACGTAAACGCAAAGCTCCGTGAAGGATGGGAACCTGTTCGTAAGGACGAGTATCCAAACTACGAAGCACCAACCATCGACGATGGTCGTTGGGAAGGCGTTATCGGACAAGGTGGTCTGATGTTGTGCCGTATCCCTGAAGAAACAGCGCATGAAAGAAACGAGTATTACGGGGGCCGTACCCGCGAACAAATGGTAGCTGTGGATCAGGACTTGATGAAGGAGCAACATCCTTCAATGCCGATTAATTCAAGTCGGCAAAGTCGTGTAACTTTCGGAGGCCGCGAACGCGACTCCGAGTAATTTAGAGGATTGCTACTATGGCAAATACTAATGGTGCATTCGGACTACGTCCGGTGGGCGTCCAGGGTTCTGGCGCAAACACCACTGGTACGACAGAGTATCGTATTGCCTCTGGTAACACTAACGCGATCTATCAAGGCTCTCCTGTTATTCCGCTGTCAACTGGTTTCATTGACATTGTTGGCGCGGCAGCAGGTGGTACTGTAGGTCTACTTGGTGTTTTCTGGGGTTGTGAATACGTTTCGTCTACTACTGGTGAAAAAGTTTTCTCAAACTACTGGCCTGGTTCAGGCGCGGACTCTAACCATCCGGTTAAAGCCTTCGTCTATGACAACCCAAGCCAAACATACGTCATCACTTCAAGTGCTTCACTAACAAGCGAAGCAACTGCTCGTGGTCACGTATTCGCGAACGCGAACTTTGCAGCAGGTACTTCTGGTTCAACGACCACAGGTATTTCATCTGCTACATTGGGTGTTAGCACAATCGCCACCACCGCAGCATTGCACTTGCGTGTCATCGGGATTCAAGACGATCCTGAGAACCAAGACTATACAGCGGCTGGTATTCCACTAATCGTACGTTTGAACAACTGCTTCGGTGCGCCTAACGGTGCTATTGTTGCAGGTACTGTTGCAAACACAGGCGTATAAGGAGACTAACTTATGGCTATCTCTCGCGCACAACTAGCGAAAGAGTTGGAACCAGGTCTTAACGCCTTGTTTGGTATGGAGTACTCTCGGTACGAAAACCAACATGCGGAGATCTTCACAACAGAATCTTCTGATCGTGCATTCGAAGAAGAGGTTATGTTGAGCGGTTTCGGCGCGGCACCGACCAAATCGGAAGGTTCCTCAATTAACTTTGACGACGCTAACGAAGCATACACTGCTCGTTACAACCACGAGACAATCGCGTTGGCATTCTCGATCACAGAAGAGGCTATCGAAGATAACCTTTATGATCGTCTTGGCTCACGTTATACTCGTGCGTTGGCTCGTTCAATGGCACACACAAAGCAAGTTAAGGCAGCAGCTATCCTTAACAACGCATTTACTGCTGGCGCATCTGCTGGCGGTGACGGCAAAGCATTGTGTGCAACTGACCACCCACTTACATCAGGTGGTACATTTGCCAACGAACCATCAACTCCAGCGGACTTGAACGAAACATCTCTTGAAGATGCTTTGATCAACATCGCAGGTTTCGTTGATGAGCGTGGTCTAAAAGTCGCTCTACGTGGCACAAAGTTGGTAATCCCTCGTCAGTTGCAATTCGTTGCAGAACGTCTGATGGTTTCTAACTTGCGCGTTGGCACAGCGGACAACGATGTAAACGCAATCCGTTCAATGGGAATGTTGCCTGAAGGCTATGCCGTCAACGACTTCCTAACGGACCCAGATGCGTTTTTCATCAAGACAGACGCACCTCGTGGATTCGTCCACTTCGAGCGTACTCCGATGTCAACAAACATGGAAGCTGACTTCGACACAGGTAACATGCGCTTCAAGGCGCGTGAGCGTTACAGCTTCGGGTTCTCAGACCCACGTTGTGTGTTCGGTTCACCTGGCGCATAATTTATGCTACAATGAGGTTGTCCTTTTCATTTTGGACACCTCCCTGTTGGACTGGGGCTGCTTCGGTAGCCCCTTTCTTTTTGCCTGAAACTTCTGTATGGTTGGTATATCCCTGACAGCCACAATGTGGTTGACATTTGCCAAGACAGGAGAATGACATGGCTAACACAACTTTTAACGGTCCAGTTCGCTCAGAGAACGGATTTAAAGACGTAACAAAGAGCGCAACAACTGGTGCGATCACAGAGAACATCTCTATTTCACATGACGGTACAAACAGCGTTGTAATCATCAAAGACCTACCAACTTCTGATCCATCTGTCGCAGGACAAATCTGGAGTGATTCAGGTGTTTTGACTGTCTCCGCAGGATAAGGAGATAGATCATGGCTGGTCCAGTCAATGCATATAATTGGGTTCAAGGAACAACGGCTGCGGTTGTTGGTCCTTCTCGTTCTCGTTTACGCCAGGTTGTGATTTACGGTGCGGCTGCTGGTGCGTTTACCTTGAAGAATGGTAGCGCATCTGGGGATACTTTGCTTACGCAAACATTTCCAGCAGGTCATCACGTAATGAACATCCCAGACGACGGCATTATCTTCTCGGAAGGTGTGTTTGTTTCTGCGTTTACAGGTTCGAATAACCAATTAACGATCATCCTTTCGTAGGAGGATCCAATGGTTCACGATATCCGTTCGATTACACAGGTCGGAACATCGGAGCCGTTTGAGCTTCAGGTGTCCAGGGGTCAAATTCCTGGACACTATCGCGTACATAAGTTCGGTTTCAACGCTCTTATCAACGAGACAGAAGAAACCATTTGGGACGTTGGCGCACTATATGCTTACCCGTCGGCTGCGGTAAAGATGACCGCGACGAGTACAGATGGTGCTAATGACGAGGACGTTCAGGTAACAATCCAAGGTTTGGACGCGGACTACAACCAAATCTCCGAGACAGTGACCTTGAATGGCAGCGGCACTCAGGAGACCAATTCTTTCTTCTTGCGTGTGTTCAGAGCCTTTATCGAAGGCTCTCAGGAGCCATCTGGCACAATAAACATTGCCAACACTGGAACAACGTATGCTCGTATAACGCTGGGTGAGAATCAAACTCTCATGTGTGTATGGACGGTTCCCGCTGGATATACGGCGTATCTTTTTCAAAAAGACGTTACTTGTCTTACTGAGGCGAACAACAAGTTCGGAACTATTAGCTTGGTTGCGAAAAAGTTGGGGGGAGTGTTTAGAACTCAGGATAAGTTCTCCGTTCAAAACGGGCACACTGAAGTATCTTACTCAACTCCTCTGCTGTTTTCAGAGAAAACGGACGTAGAGGTTCGTGCTGTAGGCAGTAGTTCTAACTCTGCACTTCATGTTTCGGCGACACTTGACATCGTATACATTCGAAACGCGGGACCACTCTGATGGCTAAGATCGACAAAGATAAGATGAAATGCAACAAGCCCAAGCGTCAGAAGTCTGGCGGCAAGAAGTTTGTGGTTAAAGCATGTGACAAGGGAAAAGAAAAGATCGTCAGATTCGGGGATGCCAATATGACCATCAAGAAGTCAAACCCTGAACGCCGTAAGTCTTTCCGTGCGCGGCACGGTTGTGACAAAGGTACATTGGATAAACTAAAGGCCAAATACTGGTCATGTAAAATGTGGTAGGATCATGAAACTTAATTCTCAGGATATCTTCAGCACAATCATTGTTCTGCTTTTAGGGTGGGGAGCTTTCCAGTTGTATGGCATGAATGCTAACGTGGCTGTTATTACCTATAAAGTTGATGAAAATTACAACATGATCAAGCCTATGTGGCAGGATTTTTTAGTGCGGAGTGCGAAGTACAATGAGCATAAGTCGAACGTCTATGGCCCAACAAATATCCAAGCCTCCGCAGGAGAAAACTAATGCCAGCAAAAAAAGCAAAAAAAGACGCGTGTTACCACAAGGTAAAAAGCCGCTACAAGGTATGGCCCAGCGCATACGCTTCAGGGGCACTTTCTAAGTGTCGCAAGGTTGGCGCAAAGAACTGGGGTAAATCGACAACTAAAAAGGCTGAAGGCGGGTTGATTGCAGCGGTAGATAATCCCAAGCGTCCCGCTCGTAACCGTTACAAGGGCGGGGGTATGATTGCTTCCGGCTGCGGTTGCGTTGAGGAAAGCAGACGTAAGAGTACAAGGACGTACTGATGGCGAAGAAAAAGAACTCATTACGTGAATGGTTCTCCCAGAATGACGGGAAGGGTTGGGTCGATTGTAAAACTGGCAAGCCTTGTGGTCGTCAGAAGGGAGAGAAGCGTAAGAGTTATCCGGCCTGTCGCCCTACTATGGCACAGTGTACGTCAGCCGCAAAGAAGAAGAAATCTTCTAAGCGGATTAACTGGAAGGCCAACGGTGGTTTGGTCAGAGTGTTTTGATAACTAACAGGAGTATGTTATGAAAGATCTAAGCGGAGACGGCAAAGTCACACAGAAAGACGTTCTGATTGGGCGTGGGGTGATTAACAAGAAAAAAGGTGGTATGGTCGGTTACATGGGCGGCGGTATGATCAAAAAAGGTTATAAGTACGGCGGCAAAGTCAAAGGGTACAACGCTGGCGGATGTGTAATGGCAGGACGCGGCGGATCGTTTAAAGGTCAATCATAATGACAACTTCAGGTTCAAGAGACTTTAACTTAGACGTAGGTGAGATCATCGAGGAAGCGTACGAACGCTGTGGCCTCGAAGTTCGCACGGGCTACGATGCTCGAACAGCGCGTCGGTCATTGAACCTGATGTTCGCTGATTGGGCAAACCGTGGTCTGAACCTTTGGACAGTTAAGCAAGGCACGATTACGCTGACGGCGGGTCAGGCTCAAGAAACGCTGACCGATGACGTTGTGGATCTGTTGGAGGTTACGCTTCGTCGGAGTGGAACAGACTACGAGGTTGAGCGAATCAGTCGTGGTGAATACGCCACGCTGCCGAACAAAACAACGCAGGGTCGTCCCAGTCAGTATTACTTTGATCGTCAGATCGATCCAGTAATAAACTTGTGGTCTGTACCAGAGAACTCAACGGATCAGTTGATCTACTATTATGTTCGTAGGATCGAGGATGCTGATACTTTGGTTAATACTACTGATATGCCTTTTCGTTTTTATCCTTGTATGGTGGCGGGGCTAGCGTACTATTTAGCAATGAAGCGGTCACCAGATCGTATCCAACTATTGAAGTCTGTGTACGAGGAGGAGTTCCAACGTGCGGCGGACGAGGACGAAGGACGTACACCGTTAAAGCTACAGCCTAGCTTGAGTTACTTGAGGGTCTAATGGCATACGCTAGCGGAAAGAATGCTTGGGGAATATCGGATCGGTCAGGACGCCGTTACCGTCTTCGTGACATGAAGGTGGAGTGGACGGGAGCCAAGGTTGGTCCAGATGAGTTTGAACCCAAGCATCCGCAGTTGTATCCTCCAAAGGCGTATCCAGATCCCCAGGCATTGCGCAATCCGCGCCCAGACAGGGTAGAGCCGCTTGACGTTTACGTTGGCATTCCTTTGGTAGAAAACCCAAACCTTACATCGCCTAGAGCAATCGGCAAGGTTGGCACAGTTACGGTGACGACATCATGAGTTTTACATACGCACAGTTA